ATGCAGAACCAGCCACCAGGACCGCAGGGACCCCAGTAACGCAGCGACGGTCGCCTCCCTACACGGCGACAGGGTCACCACGCCCACGCAAGGCATCGCGAGTGCCGTGAGCGAGGCACGTCGTGCTTGACAGCGGCGTTGACACGTCCGTATACTTCCACGACTGCCTGAGAACAGGTCTCAGCGGCGAATACGGGATCTGAGCACGTCGTGCGGGATTCGCCGGCAGGCGAACACACCACGCGACACTCGGCGACCACTCGACGGAGAGTCAGATGGCAGATGAATTGGGGGGGGATGTCCCCATCGACGAGGTCGGTGGAGGCACGGAACCAGCACCTGACACAGGAGGAGACGCGGCAGAGGGTGGGGCATGGCCCGCCGATGTCCAAGCGGCCTATACCAAGAAAACCCAGGCACTCGCAGACGAACGCAAACAGTGGGACGCACAACGCGCCCAGCAGCAGGCACAGTTGCAGCAATATGCCCAGCAGATTCAGCAGCAGGGCTACGCACAGCAGCAGCAACAGTACCAGCAGCAGCAGCGCACCCAGCAGGGACAGAACCCGTCCATGCTGGATCAGCTTCGGCAGATGCCCTATCTCGATGGGAACACTGCCGCCCAACTGGCCGAACGGCTCGTGACGGAGGGCATCAACCCCCTCCAGAACCAGCTTCGGCAGCGCGATCAGGCACTCGCCCAGCTCAACAAGGATTACACCGACTTGCGGAACTGGATGGGGCAGAACCAGGGGAAACAGGCCGAAAAGGAACTCGACGCACGCTTCGTACAACTCCGCGACCAACACGGGCTCCCCGACGAGGAGGTCATCAACGAACTCCTCAAGGATATTTATTATTCCCATGAAGGGTCCGACCTGAACGAGGCGTACCCCGGCATGGCGGGAGACCGGATCAACGGGTTGCGGAAGGCGTTTCGGGAGATGGACCGTCAGACGGCACTCAAGGCACGGCAGTCGCCATTCCCCGCGAAGGGGGGCGAGATGTCACCGACGAGCGGCGCCACGGGCGGGTACAAAACTCCGCAGGAGCGCACGAACGAGTTGTGGCCGATGCTCAACCCCGGACAGAACGAATAGCCGCGTCTGCTCACACGAGGAGACAGATGCGTTATGGCAAGCACCAGTGATGTCATCAATGCCCTGAAATACACCTATGGGACCGACCAGGTCCTCTACCTGCTGAACCAGGAAGTGGTTTGCTGGAATATGTTCAGCAAGATGAGCAAACCCATGGGTGGACGCGGGCAGTTCATCCTCCCGATCATGACCAAGAATCCAGGGTCATGGGCCGGGATCGCCGAAGGGGGCGCTCTGCCCTCGAATCTCGACCCCGGTACCACCGAGGCGACGTTCAGCCTCAAGGAATTCGCCGGGCTGTACAACATGAGTTGGAAGCTCCTCCAGGACGCCAGGAACTCGAAGCTCGCGTTCCAGACGGCCCTCAAGTTCATGGAGGAGGGCTTCCGCCGCCGTGTCCTCAGACTCATCAACGCCGACCTGATCTCGGACGGCCTGGGGAAACTGGGGATCATGTCCGCCGCCGACAACCAGACGACCATCACGGTCAACGCGCTCCCGAGCGTGGATCTGGGCATGGTGGTGGATCTGATTGACGCCTCGGATAACGACGCCGACCTCGCCGCCTCGCGGACGGTCACGGCGGTCGATCCGATCAACCGGACCATCACGTTCAGTGGATCAGCCCCCAGTGGCACCGCCGCCGGGGACTTCTTCTGCATCGAGAACACGACGAAGTCCGGGGCGATCTATCACACCAACGGCCTGCTCGGCGTGATCGACGACGGCAACCCCTCGGGTCCCGAAAGCACGTATGGCGGCATCAACCGCTCGACGGCGGGGAACGAGTTCTGGCAGTCGGTCGTGCTCTCCAACAGCGGCACCAATCGCGCCCTCACCGAGGACCTGATGATGCAGCTCGAGGACGCCGTGCGTGAGAAGGGCGGCGCATCGCTGAACACCTACATCTCGAACCTCCCCATCATCCGGCGCTACCACGAACTGCTGCGGGAAGACTCGTTCTTCGCGCTGGGGTCCGTGAAGCCGTTCGATGGGAACGTCGGGGTGGGGCGTGAGGGCGGAGCGCAGCAGAAGGGGAAGGATGGCGGCGAAGGACGGACCATCTACCGCTTCAGCGGCAACCCGTGGCACGCCGAGCCGTATTTTGCGGCCAACACCATCATCGGACTCGACAAGAAGCATTTCTACATCGGGCACGGTGAGAACGCGACCCCTCGGCCCATCTCCGAGATTTTCGACGGGACGCCGTTCTTCCGCCAGACCTCCAACGCGACCTTCGAGGTGGCGTGGTACTGGCAGGGCGAACTGCTCTCGGACAACCCCGCAGCCGGGGCGAAGATCGAAGACGTTGCGGAGTCGTAAACTCTGAGTAGGTGGGGGGAGGGATGATGGTCCCTCCCCTGTCACTTCGCCAGAAGGAGCCTCATGGGACTTAAAGCTGTTGCCAAGTTAGCACCCGTCCTCGTGCAGTACCGCACCTCCGCAGGAGAAGCCGCCGATGTCCATATCTTCGTGGCGGATCGGGATTACGAAATCATGGATGTGCGTGAAACGCACAGCGTGGCCGGCGCCAGCAGCAGCACGCTCGATGTCGGCGTCTCTGCCTCCGGCACGGCCCCGGCCAGCTTGACCACGGCCCTGAGTTCGACGTTTGCACTCGATAGCACGGCGGATACGCCCGTGCAAGCCACCTTGACCTCGACGGTAGCCAATCGACTGATGGACAAGGGCGAGCAACTGTCGGTGAACATCACGGGCACCGTCACCAGTCTTGAGTGTTCGGTGAGCGTGATTCTGAAGCCGATTCGGAATAACTACACCTACTAAGGGGGCGCATGGCTCAGAAGGAAGAATTTGATCCGGCCCAGTACAGCGAAGAGGAAAACGCCTTCTTCGTCAAGCACATGGGTGAGTCGCCGCTGGCGGCGCTTCAGTCACCGCTCCCGGTGGGCGTGAACCGCGTGACGGTCGAGAAGGTCCTCGGTCGGACCTACGAGCTGGAGCAACTCAAGGAGCACAAGGGTGTCACGTGGGTCGGATTGCAGCGGATTGCCAATGCTTGCACGATCTTCCTGAACGAGCGTGCCCGCTGGCGGAAACTTGCCGAACGGGGCTCTCCGACGTTCCCCACCATGCACGCCTGGGATGGGAAAGGGCGTCCGCACCGTGGAGGGATCGGATCGGATTCTGGACAGGTCAGGACCTACTTCACCGAGGACGGTGATCGCAAACGCTTTGCGGTGTCGCTGTTCGATGTCGACGAGGGCGAGTTCAAGGCGCCGTGGGTGAAGACCGAAGAGGATCTCCCGACGGCCTGCGTTGAGGATGTCGAGAAGGGCGTCCTCCAGTGCCCGCTTGACGGCTGGACGACCAACTGGCGCCCGGAATCCCGGCAGTCCTACAACCTGGCCCGCGCTCGGATGATCAAGCACTGCAAGACCAGCAAGGATGACCGGGTACGGGAGTTCGGACTGAAAGTCTTCGGGTAGGCCATGTCAGCGTCCATCGAGGTGCCGGTCGCACACCCGACACCCCTGTCAGTGGACACGAGCCTGCATTACTGGCATCCGAATCGCTTCGGCGTCCAGTACGCGCCCACGACGTTTCGTCAGGAACTGCAACGCCTCCACCCGGATCTGGACGCCACCTGGCATCCGGTCCGGGAACGCTGGCTCGTGTGGTACCGACGCCCGCGCATCCAGCACCATCTCTGCCCCGGCTGGCTCCTGCTCTTCATCGTGGAAACCTCCGATGGACGCTACGTCCCGCTGGATGCGCGTGTGTTTGCCGTGGCCTACGAGCAGAGCGGACGCAAGTGGGGCTCCGGGAAAGCCTACTGGGCGCGGGTTGAAGAGGAGGCCGAGCGTGACACCGCGTCGGCGAAGCAGACACGCGAGGGAGAACTGGAGGATATCGGCGCCGAACGCTGGCGCCATACCCAGATCCAGATGAGTATGTGTGGGCACTCCAACGGGAGCAAGTTCGTGAACCACCATGCGGGGGATTGAGCACGATGGCGACCGGCCAGACCATACTCGACGTGATGGAGGTAATGGACCGGGGGCTCCAGCTTCAGAGCGGTGAGAGCAGTGTCACGCTCTCCCTGCGGGCGGTGAACGTCGCGCAGGATCATCTCGAGGCGATGCTCGCAACGGCACCCAACTCCTACGGATCGACGGTCTCGACCGTTACCACGGCAGCGAGCACCGAGACCACGACCTTCCCCACCGGCCTGCTGCGGATTGACCGGCTCCAGTACATCGACCCGGACACGAGCCGTCCGGGTTGGGATCTCGACTGGGTGGGCTATACCGGCGACCAGAACGACAAGACGGCGCTCGGCCTGCTACTGGGGTCGATTGGGACGACGGGGAAACCGCAGCGGTACTGGACCAACGGGACCGACATCTACTGGGGACCGCTCCCGGATGCGACCCATACGGTGCGCTATTACGGACTCGTCGCTGCCTCGGACATCACGGCCTCCAGCACGTTCGCCTATCCCGACGTAGCGATTGGCCCGGTGGCGGATTTTGCTACCCGGATGCTGAAGATCGGCAAGGACGACGATCCAACGCCCATCTCTCAACTCGGTCTCGACATGTTCGGTCCCGTGCTCGCGCAGTTTGGTCGCTTCAACCGCGACCGTGCCCCCGGCTACGACTACCGCTATCTGCACACAGAATAGGAGGCCCCCATGGCCGAAGGACCGACACAGGAAGACTTCCAGGACCGCTACAGCATTCAACTGGTCAAGCACGCCGCGATTGACGCCGCGTCCAGCGGCAACAACACCCTGGTTGCGGCGGTGTCCGGGAAGAAGATCCGTGTCCTCGCGCTCTTTATCACCATGACCGGCACGTTGGTGACCATTCGCTTCGAGGACGGGGCCGATGGCACGGCGCTGACTGGACAGATGGGACCCACGGCGGGGCAAACCATCGTGCTGCCCTTCAATCCGGTGGGCTGGTTCGAGACCTCTGCCGCCACGCTGCTGAACATGGAGTTGAGCGGAGCGCAGTCGGTGGACGGGGCGCTGACCTATATCGAGGCGTAAATGGCTGACATCCAAGTTGCGAACACCGACGCGGATCTCTCCGGGAACACGGTCGTCACCGAGGAGAACACCTACACCATCACCGGGCTGCATACCTACAGCCGGGGCTCGAATGCGCCGTTTGCGTGTATCTCCGCGTCGGCGTATGTGCAATACCTGGATGTGGACAAGCTGGACGGCCAGGAGGGGGCGTATTACCTCGCAGCGGCGAATGCTACTGGAACACTCGCGGTCAATCGGGGTGGGACCGGCGCGGCGACCTTCACCGATGGCGGGGTGTTGCTCGGAAGTGGGACCTCGGCCATTACGGCGACGGCGGTGCTCGGGGACGGGGTCATTCTTATTGGTGATGCCTCGGGAGACCCCACCACGCTGGACGTCGGCAGCTCCTCTGGGATCACGATTCTGGGCACGATTGCGACGGGGGTCTGGAACGGCACAGCGGTCGCAGCGGCTTATGGGGGAACGGGGCAAACCTCATACACCGCAGGAGATTTACCCTACGCCTCGGGGGTCGCGGCGATTAGCAAACTCGGCATTGGCGCGAACACGAACGTCTTAACGTCCAACGGATCGATCCCTCAGTGGTCAACGCGGATCGATAACACGGCGATGCCCACCAATGTCAACCTCGGCGGCACGCTCGATGTCACGGGTGCCACAACACTCGACTCGACGCTGTCCGTGGACGCCGGAACTGCATCCGTGATCGCAGAGTTTATCTCAGACACCTCCGATGCGGCGGTGATCAAGCTCACGAACGAGAACAGCACGACGCAAACGTGGGGCATTGGTAACGCAGGGGTGAGCCATGCGGCGGGCGATAATACTTTATACGTACGAAACGAAACAGATGGAATCAATACGCTGATTATTGCTACCACGGGTGCCACCACCATCACTAATGGGGCTACCTCGGGCGGCACGCTCGATGTGCTGACGCTCACCACTAGCTCGACCAATGACATCGCTCCACGCCTACTGATGGAGGCGAACAGAAATTCCGTAGCCCAGCAAATCGCCATTTTCGTAGAGGCTAGCACATCGGCTGGGGCGTCGATGCGATTCGCGACGGATAATACCAGTGGCGCGTTGACCAGTGCGATGGTGATAGATTCGTCTCAGAACGTCGGGATCAACCAGTCCACCCCGACCCACAAACTCCACGTCGTTGGTGATGTCAAACTGCAAAACAGCCAGGTGCATCTGAGCGATGGATATGGGTTATTGTGGGGTGACAACGGATTAAACGGGAATGCTGCGACTGACAGTTTGCGGTTTGACACCGCCGGGGGTGCGCGTCTCACGATTGACTCGGCTGGCCTCGTCTCAATAGGGAACAATCTCGCCGTGACCGGATCGGTCTCCAAGGGGTCAGGCTCTTTCAAGATCGACCATCCCCTCCCGTCCAAGACTGACACGCATCATCTCATTCACAGCTTCATCGAGGGACCACGGGCGGATCTCATCTATCGCGGGAGCGCCACATTGGTGGCCGGGTCAATCATCGTGGACCTCGACACGGCTGCGGGGATGACCGCCGGCACCTGGGTTCTGCTCTGCCGTGACCCACAGGTCTTCACCAGCAACGAGAGTGGCTGGGATGCGATGCGTGGCAGTGTTAGCGGAAGCACGCTCACCATTGAATGCCAGGATGCCGCCTCCACCGATACGGTGTCCTGGATGGTGGTGGCCGAGCGGAAGGACCAGCACATGTACGACACGGACTGGACCGATGATGAGGGACACGTCATCGTGGAACCGGAGAAACCAGAGCCATGACAGGCGAGTCGGTCGTGAACGGGATGCCCCTCTGGATGAAGTTCATCTCACTGGTGGGGGTGCCGTCCAGTATCGCCATCTATCTGGTCTGGTTCCTGACCACCACGGTCCTGGGGGCCATCTCCAGCCACAATGACGACCACGCGGATGAGATGCGGGTCCTGACCTCGGTGATGCAGCAAATCTGTGCGAACACGTCGGTGAATTCTGCCGACCGGGCGCGGTGCTTTCCCACGATCCCCAGATGATTCTGCGATTTCTGCGCTGGCTGGTCTCTTTGTTTGAGGGCACGTCGTCCGGCCCTATCCCCGTGTACATCGTGCCCAAACCTGAGGTGCCGGAGCCTGACGTACCGCCACCGCCGACGCCAGAACCGCAGCTGCAGCCTCCGAAGGTGGTGGGGCGTGGCACGCTGAACTGCAATTTTCTCGCGTTCGCGCCGAATTGGGAAATGGGGGATAACAGGAATGGGGATTGCGGGCTGTTTTATTACAAATGGGACAAGTCGAAACGCGCTCGCTTCCGAGAGGAGTATCTGGCGGCTGGGTTTACCGACCTTCCGATTTGCGTGATGCCGGGTGGAGACGGTCTGCCAGCCACCAAAGAAGCCTCGCTGGATCTGGCCTATGAGCTTGAAGAAGAGTTACACGATTCAGGGATGAGATGGTTGCACATGCTGATTACTGATCGCGGTGATCACCCGATGACCTATGGTGAATCGGTCGCGTGGGCTGAGTTCATCGTGCCGCGCACGAACGCGGATTTCATTTGCGCCGGGTGGGAGTTCCCAGATCCGACGAGGAACGGCGGATTTGTGGTCGAGGATGGCACAGAATGGGGCTGGTCGGGCGATACGTGGAAGCTGTTAGACTTCCTCGCTACGTTGCGGACGCTGGCCCCGTTTACCCCGCTTGACCTACATTTCCGGCCTGGATGGTGGGCACCGGCAGGGCCGAATGACACCGACGACCATACCCTGTGGAGTGAGGGGCGCGAGCGGGGGCTGACCTTTGGGTTGCTCTACCAGCCGCGGCTCCATGAGGTGACCACGGACCACCCCAATCCCGACAACGGCGCAGCCTATTGGGCGTTTGAGTATACCTGGGGGGATGTCAATCTGCCGGGGATTGCGGGGCGCGTCAGGCACTATCAGGGCACCGGGGCGTTCCGCTATTTCGAGGTGGCGCGGCATCAGTCCACCTGGGACACTCGCATGGCCCGCTATGCAGCGTACGAGGACACTACGGGAGGGTATGGGTAGGCCATGGCGTATCCCATCCAGACCCAGGTGTTTACCGTCTTCATGGGTACCCAGGAGGGTATCCACTCGGTGGCGCTGCCGTCGATTTACTCCTCGTCCGGGTCCCGAAATCTCTGGATTGACAAGCTTGGACGGGCCAAGAAGGTCCTTGGCTACACCAAGCAGAACAGCTCGGCGGTCACGACCAACACGGGCGGGTCGGCCACCATGTTGCGGGGGCTCCGGGCCTACCGGAAGACCAACAGCGACGGCACCATCACCCGTCAGATTCTCGGCGTCTTTGACGACGGGAGCGACGAGTACGAACTCTGGTACAGCACCGACGACGGCGTGAACTGGACGTTCATTGCCGATCTCGGGGCGGCTTCAGTGGCGTCCATACCCGATTTCGCGCAGGTGGACAACACCCTCTTCTTTGCCAACGGTGTCGTGGCACCTCGAGCCTGGGACGGGTCCTCGCTCACGACCGCTGGGCCGTCCGCACAGTCGCCCACCCCGACCGCAGCGGTCAACACCGCCAGCGGGCAACTCAACGGGTCCTATACGTGGAAACTCGTGAGTGTGGATGGTTCCGAGGTCCGGTCGGCAGGGTCGGCAACCTCTAATTTCATCCAGGTGCAGAATGAGCAGTCCAATCTCTCCTGGACGGCGGATAGTGATACCGATATCACGGGCTATGAGTTGTATCGCACGACGGGGACCGGCACGACATTCTATTTCGTGACATTTATCGACGGACGCACCACGGTCGCTTACACCGACAATGCGTCGGACCTGGATATCCTGGCGAATCGCGCCATTGAGGAGCACGGCGATGCCCCACCGAGCGGATCGTATCTCTGCGAACCCCACAAGCAGCGCCTCTGGTGGGGACGCACCAACGCCTACCCGCGTCGTGTGCAGTGGTCCGATCCCGGCAAAGCCGATCAGGTGGGCGTCAATAACTACCTCGATTTTACCGATCAAAGTGCTGTGGGGGACCTCCTCACCGCGCTCATTGGGGATTTCGAGGGAATGCTGGTCGCTTTTCAGGAACGATCCATCTGGACCGTCTCCGGCAGCGGACAAATAGTCTCCGACATCATGGACTGGACGCGGACCAAGTCCAACGCCGTCACGGGGTCGGTCTCGCAGTCCTCGGTGGTGCGTGTCCCCGCCGGCTCGACCTATACCGACGCCTCGGGAGGCCAGGTCACCACCAGTCGCGTTGTGCTGGCGTATTTCACGCCGATGGGCGATATCCGCATCTTCGACGGCAACGACGACACCATCATCTCGACCCCGGTCAAGGACACGCTCCAGACGTTTCTGTATGCCCAGCGGACGAAAATCCATGCCGTCCATGACATCGAGAACGGCCATGTCGTGTGGTTCTGGCCGGGACCGGTGGTGGGCGCCGACGCGGCGGAATGCACCCAGGCGGTGGTCTGGAACTATCGCTGGGGGGTCTGGTATGTGTGGCCCACGATGCCGATCTCTGCGGCGACCACCGTGGACACCGCGACCGATACCCAGGTCATCATCGCGGGTGAAGCCCAGACCACCAAGGGCGGCTTCGCCTACACGTTCTTCAGCGGCGATTCGTTCGACGGGGACGACATCTCGGCGCGGTGGCTGACCAAGGTCCTCTACGGGGGCGGCGAGGGCCAGGACAGCCTGATGGCGTTCATCAAACGCTGGCGGTGGCTGGACATCATCGCCGAGGCGGACACCGATGTCACGCTCACCGTGGAGTGGATGAGTGGGAGTGCGTCGGATGATGCCGTGAGCCGGGGCGCCGCGAGTCGGTCACTCAACCCTGTCGGCTTGCAGTTGATTACCGCTGACGGCAACGGAATCGAGACCTCCGAGGGCAGCGATATCGTGGTGCCCTACGAGTCGGTGCAGAAGATCATCAACATGGAAGGCACCCACGGCGACTACGTCCAGGACGTGGGGTGCCGGATTCGCATCAGCGACGATGCGGCGGATGGGAGCTGGAGCCTCGAGGGCATGACGCTGGGGTATCAGGTGCTGCCTGGCGCGACGCGGAGGTTACAGGGCTAATGGCTGGCAAGTGGATTCAGAAGATGAAGGACGGCCCCAATTTCAAGCCGGGGTCCTTCAGCGCCCAGGCAGAACGGGCCGGTGAGAGCACGGCGCAGTTTGCCACGGATGTTCTCAAGCCGGGGTCGGAGGCCACCACGAAAACCAAGCGTCGGGCACACCTCGCGCAGACGTTCGGGAAGATGCGGAGACGGACGTAGATGGCACGCAGCAACATCCCGCTGGACTTCCCCACCCCTGATTTTGCGCGGGTGCGGGAGGAGTCCGGGCCGATCACCGAGCGGGCGATGCGGTCGCTCTACTTCGCGGCGCTGGATACCAGACGACGGCTGACGCGCATCCAGCAGGAACTCGGCTGGCGCGATGTCGCCTTTGCCGCCGGCAACTTCACCGCCAACACGGGGACCTGGACCGTGGCGAGCGCCGACCAGCAGCTGTACCAGTTCGTCAAGATGGGTCGCTTCATGGTGGCGAGCTTCTTTCTGGAGAACACCAGCACCGGCTCCGGGATGGGCAACCGGCTGACGATCACACTCCCGCTGGGCATGGCCGCGAGCAACACCACCTACACGGGACCGCTGACCATCCGGGGCGATATCGAGACCGAGGGCTACATCACGACCGGCGGGACCACGTCCCTCTACTGTTTTCGGACGGACCATGCGGCGTGGCCGTCGAGCGTGACCAATGATCTGGACATCCGTGGCATGATCACGTTGCAAGTGACGCAGTGATAGACTCTGTGACTGATGGCTGAGATCCGCTTGCGGCCGTTCGAGCCCGCCGATTCTGAGGCGCTGTCGGTGTGGTACGGGCACGACCCGCAGGGGCTGGAGGCGCTGATGGGCACCCCGCTGCCGGACCCGCTGGCCTGTACGCTGGCGTTCAACGCCATTCTTCAGCGTCACGCCGAGAGACGGTCGATTTTCCTGATGGCGGTGTGTGATGACCGATCCATCGGATGCGTGATTGTCAGTGACCTCTCACAGGAGGGGGACAAGGGTCGTCCCCATATCTACATCGTGCCCGACGAGCGCCGCCACAGTTTCGCGGTGGCCCGTGCGGGTGAGCAGATGGCACGGCAACTGGGCATCCAGCACTTCATGATCTCGGTCGATCCCAATAATCGGCGGTCATTGCTCTTTGCCAAACGTCTCGGATACATGGATATTCCGTATCTTATTTTACGAAAGGAGTTACCACCATGGGAGATCTCGGAGCATCCTTCTGGGGACCAGCCCTTCTCGGAGGACTCGGTGCCGCTGGACGCGGCCTCAGTGGCGGCGCAGAAGGCAAGATAGGCGGCTACGGCAGCGAGGCTGGCCCTCCGACTCTCGGAGATATTCAGGGAACGCTCCTGGGTGACCAGCAGAACCGCATCAATACCCTGGTGGGGCTCCAGACCGCACGGGCATTCCAGCCCATCTCGCTCGCCGGGTCTGATGTGCAGCCGGTCCGTAGACTAGGGGGAGACTCTTTACCGTTCGACCTCGGTCCCACAGCGATGGACCCGGCGCTCACGCGCCCAGGACTGATCTCACGCGAATCTGCATTCGCGCCTCCGCCGATGCCACGGTTTGGACAGGGACGCCCGGAACTGATGTCGGCGCTGGAACTGCTGGGGGTGTCACGAGACCCGATGGGGAACTTCACGACCGGTGGACAGAAGGGGGTCTCTGAACTCTTCACCGGAGCACGGACAGGTCTCGGGCGAGGAGAGACGCCGAGTGGAGTCATGTCTGACTGGAGCGGGGTAGAACCGCCAGGAAGCGAGACACCTGCTGGTCCGCTTGCTCCCTATGCCGGTGCTGGGGACAGAGGAGGATTCAACCCCTTTGAGGGGATGGATGATTTCCGGGGGATGGGACCACGAACAACCTGGAACATGGGGCCTGCGACGATCCCTGGCAGGGAGGGTTGGTCGAATCCCTTCTACCGAAGAAAGCGAAGACCAACCAGTCCAGTAGATACTAGTGATTATCCAAATCTGGCAGAAGAGGAAGGACTTCGGGGGGCTTAAATCATGCCGGTACGCAGACGTAAGCAGGATGACGAGTGGGCGGATCAGTTCTCCGATCCCGGAGGATGGGACGGGACGACGTTTGACCCGTCCAGTGTGCCGCCGCCGATTCCTGATCCCTCGGCATCCGCCGCGCATCCCAAATGGACAGGGGACCGTGATGCGTCTGGGACGCTGACCCCGAAATGGGATGAGCCGTTTTATGCGGAGTGGGGCCAGGGGCAGCAGTGG